TCTTGGTCAATTCCAAGCATATAGACAATAACCTTATTGTTTTCTTCAACAATTCCGCATCTGAATGGGCATCCATACTTTGCTGGAAGTGTCATAATCCTCGCATAATAATCATGTAATGTTACACATCTATTCTGACTTGCATTGTTGTATTTAATCAACCAACGCATTTCTTCAAATGAAGGCTCGTCTTTTCCACCATAAGAAGGTGTTGTATTTGTGACTTTCAACGAATCCAGAACCTTACGTTTTTTGGTTGCATCGTAATTATCGTCACAATTTCCGCCTATTTCTATATTCTTATAGATGAAGTTAGTTAAAGTGTCTGGCGCAATATTGCTCTGTTCACCGCCTCCAACACGATAAAGTATGTACATTGTGCTATTGGCATCAGGAAGTACGCCCATATAGTCGTTTGCTTCCATTCTACACATCATGTATTTGGTAAATTCTCGTGCACTTACAGGTATCTCTCCATATTGGTTTTTTAAACCTTTTCCAAAGATAATTTTCAGTGCCCATGTATTCGTATATTCAGTCACGAATTTATTCTTAACGCGTTTCCAATCACCTCTTACAACATACCTGGCCGGTACGGACTCAAAAATAACCTTCTCATCCTCATTCCTTAATCCATTATATTCTTCAGCACTGATTATATTATTTGGGTATTGTGTATTATAATATTCATAAGGTGTATTATAGTTGCCAACTGATTGTTGTGACACCTTTTTATACGCGTAATAATTCACAACATATCCGCTTTGTTCTTCTTTTGTGAGACCTCTATACACGTTAAGCGGTATTGTAACGTTTGGCAAACCATTGACATTTATCTTATGTGTTCCAACCTCTGTTTCTTCTGAATAATCAGCCCATGGTTCATAATTTTTCTTTTCTTCTTCTGTCAACGCATCATATTCTGATTTGGTTATTACCCACGCATAATTGTAAACACTATAATCGGTTTTGGTTGAACTCCCAACTTCAACATATGTCATTTCAGCAACTTCCCATTTTGGGTTGTAATATTTATCACCCATCTCAATTTCATACCCATAACGGTACTGTTCAGCAAGGTTATCAACCTCAAAGAAACGGCTTACCTTATTACCACCAAAATCACTATACGATTTCTTGTCAACATATTCTTCTGCGTCTACATAAAATTCGTCAATTGACGGGTCATCAACAATTGTAGTGCCTTCTTTTACTATTATACTCTCAACACCAAGAATGTCAGCATCATCAAGTTGAACTTCCATGAAAGGAACAAGGTCTGAGTTGGTGACGATTTTCTTGTATACTTTCGATTGTCCAGCAGTTGCAATGGCCAACTTCTTATAAAGGTACGAAATAATGTTTCCATTGCTATCCCTTGTCGGGATTATTTGCCTGTTTGAAATACCTTCGTCATTAAATTGTTTAGAGAAATCCACGTCTTCTGATAATTCGAATGTCTGAAGTCCTGTAGAGAACAATGTACCTCGTTTAACAATTGGGGCATAACTTTCATCAGCCTGACTTAAATCTCCGTCTGACGTGTTGCCTTGTCTGTTTAAAGGAAGTTCACAACTTAATTCAACCTCAACTATAGCCGCCTTTTTTCCTGTTATTTTACAGCCGCTCGTTCTCGCCATGTCAAACAATGAATTTACATCATTTGCCGAATCAATTGATGTCTCCTGATATGCTCTGTCAATATTATAACTCAGGTTATCTCCTATGTCAGAGACAATATCAACAATCCATGAACCCACAGATGCGTCATTCATGTTGTCAAAAACGTCTCCATAATATTTTCTTGTTATATCAAGAATTGCGTTGCGGTAATCATCGTAATTTCTTGCTAAATAACTAATTTTTCTCTCTGCCATCTATTATGTTATAGTTCTGTGATTATTTCATCTTGATACTCAACTCCGTTTTGCTCTACGGTGTATTTTATGTCGGCAACAAGTCCCAATCCGTCCTCTACTTCATAAACAGAAATATCATTTATATTACAATTCGGTATATTATTAGAAATCATTTCTCTTATTTCACGAACGACATCACCCCATGTTTGACTATCATTAGGGTTAAAGATAAATTGAATCAACTTTGAACCAAAAAGCGGTTTCCTCAATCTCTGTCCTGCCGGTGTGAAAATGAGATGCATAATCTGTGACTTTACACCGTCTGCTTCATTCAGATTTAGGTCTAAAAGTGTCTTTTCAAAAGATTTTGCTGTTATGGGAAATGCTATTCCGTAATGTTGCCTTTTTGCCATTTATATTATCTCGTTTTATGAGTATAGGTTAATTTATTTTAATTTTCAATACTGGTGAACTTATTGTTTACAAGACTGAAATCGGTTTTAAAATCACTCAAAGGGTCATCTTCACTACCATAACCAATAAGTGTAATACTGCCAATTATAATATCATTGTCAAATGTAATTGTGATATCATATCTTTTACCAAGGGATGCGCCGTTTTCTGTTCTTGGCAGTGTAATATAAGAAACATTGTCAACTTTGAAATCACAACCAAAAGATGAAATCACTTTATTGTATTCATTCATTACGGTTTCCTCATCGCTGTAATGTCTTGAAGTTAAACCGTATGCCTCAACCTTGTTTTTTATCTGTCTTATTCTTGTACCAAGTCTTGTTGCTTTTCTTCCCCTGTTGGCATATATCTTGTCACCAACTCTTTTAGGACGTGATTCGACTATATATTCAGCAAGTACATCCTTAGTTATATTTTCGATTAACCTGTCGTTGATTATCATTATTTTACCGTTTTCTAATAAATATTGGCTAAACTCATTTTAAATAAAATTGCATCGTTTTAATGGTGTATTAAAACGATGCAAAATATGACAAAAGTTCTTTTAAGCAAGTATTATTCACATTTTGACCAACCGCAATCCATGCAATGAATACAACCGTTTTCTCTGATTAATCTACCTCCACAATCAGGACATACCTCACCTTCAATGATTTCATCCTTAAGGTATTTTTTAAGTATTCTCGTCATTGCTGCAGTGAAACTTGCAATATTGTCATCAACCTTTTGGGCTGTATCAATAATACACTTCAATGGTGCTGCATGACGCATTAACATGCTTGTATAAATAGCGGTTGCTCTTTCTTCATTACTAAGATGAACGTTAATGTTTTCAATGGTTATTAGTTCAGACTCATAACGATAAACCCCCCTCTTGATTTTCGTAATTGTACCCTTGTGGTTCTTGATTGATTTCATGTCACCATCACCAGTCCTATACACAAAAATCTCATAAGGTTTATTCTTGTAAAGACCTACCATTACATAGAACATAACACCCTTAACCTTAGTGGTGTAAAAATCTGCTTCAAGTGTTTTTGGACGCTTTGGTGCTGAAATATAACTTTCGAACTTATCGTCCTCTTTCTTCTTTTCTTTTTGAATCATGATACCTTCACGAGAGCCATCACGATAAACGGTAATTCCTTTTAAACCATTATTCCACGCATTAATGTAGATTTGCGAGACTTCTTCTTCCTTTACTGAATTTGGTAAATTTACAGTTGAAGATATACTGTGTGTAACTAAGTATTTCTGTACAATGCCTTGAAGTTCAACACGTTTTTGCCAGTCAATGTCTTGCGCGCATGCACCGAACCACGGTGATTTCTCATAGATTTCTTTCCATTCATCTTGGGTAAGTTCATCAAACTTATCCACGTATTCAGGCATATTGTGTTTTGCCCACGCCTTTAATTGCGGATGAACAACCACAAATTCAGTAAAGTTAATACCCATCTTATCGGTATAATCAACACGGTCATCAGGACTAATGCACTTTCTTCTTCTTACATAGTAAGGCATGAATACGGGTTCAACGCCTGAAGAAGTACGGGTAAGAATACTTAATGAACCAGTTGGACCTGCGGTTGTAAAAGAAATGTTTCTTCTACCAAATTGCTTCATGGTATTAAAACGCTCAGGATATTCCTCTTCCATGAAATCATACCACTCGTTTTTCTTTTCAATTTCTGGATTATAATCGGGGAATGTTCCACGCTCAATTGCCATGTCAATTTCACTGTCCAATGCTGCTGACATCATCAATCTGCAAACAAACTTAACGGTTTTATTGGCTTCTTCTGTACAGAATTTCTTACCAAGAGCCGCTATCATATCGGACATAGCGGTAAACTCAACACCGACACGCCTTCCATTCTTGCCCTTTTCAAGGATTTTATTCCAAATCTTTTGTGCGTATTCATCGGTTTTCGTCTTGTCAATAATCCTCTGCACTGCTTCATTCTCAAGGTCAACAAGGTCATCGGCAAGTCTTACTGCTTCATATGTTACTTCATAAACCTTATGTGTATCAATTTCAGCATTATTAGTAAATGGATTTTTAACAAATGACAACATATTAATAGCCATAAGCCTACACGATTCTTGGCCAGACATGTAAATTTCACCGCAAGGATTAGTGCTTATGCCTCTATATTTGTCATACACACCATCGGGTGAAAACTTATCCATTCTGTCTTTGAAAATAATACCAGGTTCTGCAGTATTCCAAGCACAATGGATAATTTTATTCCAAACGTCACGTGCACGTACCTTCTTGACATATCCCATTTTTAATTTTGAAGAAAACTCGTTTTCAGTGTACAACATTGGATACAACTCACCGAAATTGAGTTCCGTCATTTCCTTACCATTAGCTTCATCTGTCTTTACCTCATTAATTACAGCAGTAACAGGCCACCTGAGCAAATAATCTTCATCTTTCTCAACCGCTTTCATGAAATCATCCGTAACCTGCACTGAAACATTTGCACCAGTTACTTTTGTAAGGTCTTGTTTCTTTTCAATGAATTCCTCAATATCGGGATGATTAATGTGCATTGAAATCATCAAAGCACCACGTCTGCCCTGTTGTGCAACCTCATTTGTTACATCACTGTGGACATCCATGAAACTTGCTGCACCTGTGCTTGTAACTGCAGCGTTATTCACCTTTGCACCACGTGGACGTAGTTTTGACAAATCAGTTCCTACGCCACCCCTGCGTTTCATAAGTTCAACCAAATAAAGTCGGTTCAACATAATTGACGGATAAGAATCTTCAGGTGAATCAAGAACAAAACAGTTGGATAATGAAACAGGTTTACCTAATCCAAGTCCTGCCATAACAGAACCTGCCGGTACTATATACTTAAAATCCTTGAAAAATGTGTATATTCTTTTTTCGTCAAGCGGTTCTCTTTTATTATAGTATGGAGAAAGTCCTTTGCTGTTTTTCTTGTTATACGTGCTTTCAATCCTTGCAAATTCATTAGCAAGTCTGTGATGCATATCATCAGGTGTTTTTTCAATTATTTCACCGCTTGTATCATCTCTTTTAGCGTACTTTTTCTCCCATGTAGAGGCGGCAAACTCATCACCGTTAAAATATTTAATTAGTTCCTCTGTCATACCTAATTCTTCAAATATTATCCAAAATTGATTTTAGTTCTGTTTCGCTCTTAACGCCTGTAAATCTTGTAACTTCTGTTTCTTTTCCCTCTTCATCTACTTGCAGCACAACTACGGTTGGTATACTTCTTATGCCATATTTAACCGACAAATCATTCTCATCAACTGCAGTGTCAACCTTAACGACTTCAATACCTTTCTCTTCGGCTACCTTGTTAAGTGTAGGTGCAAAGGCCTTACATGGCATACACCAATCCGCATAAAAATCTATTAATTTTGTTCTCATATAATCTAAAATTTTTGAAAGTTATATAATAATATATAGGATGAAAAAACTTATAAATCACGTTTTCTTTCTCAAATTATTTCTTACACTCATGGCAACCTGATTTTGTCTGTTTTGCATACTATTCTCAAATACCTCATCATCAACGTCTCCGGTGTCTGTCATGTCAAATTTACATGTTCCGTTATTAAATTTCACATTCAAAAATTTATCCCTTCCGATAGCAATTCCTCTAAGTTTTTGGATAAACACATTTAAACGATGTTGTGATTTCTGCTCCTCGGTTCTTGCAAGGGTTATAACAACATGGCCAATCTGAATTTTAGAAACAGAGCCGCCACCATGCATAAGTCCGACAAACTCAGCACCCAGTGACCCCTTATTTCCCTGAATAGGAACCCACATAGCAATCTGTTTCTCATTGCATATGCTTTCAAGTTTTCGCATTGTTATACCTTCTTTTGTCCACTCCGTATCATGAAAATTTTGTGCGTCTTCTGATTTAAGGCACTCGAAATAGTCTATAATAACAAGGTCTGGTTTAAAACCCTTTGCAATATAAGACTCAATTCTGCGTTTTATCATTGAGGCTGTTTCTTCACCAGAAGCAAGACGTTTTCCAATGATATTGGTTTTAAGTAGTTTTTGTTCTTCTTTCAGATTCTTTAGTTCCTCTATTGCTCTTGGTCTTATATCAGGGTCACTCAAATGCATTGCATCTATATCGAGTATATGTCCATAATATTTTCTCCTGATTGCTTCATCTGAATCTTCAAAATAGAAATGTAAAACTTTATAGCCCTGATAATTGTTACCCTTTGTCTTTGTTACGGCAGCAGAAGCGGCAAAACCTGTGCATATACTTGTCTTACCAACACCTGATGGTGCTATCACAACACCAAGTTCGCCACGACCTAACCCGCCATATAACGCGTCATCTAGTTCTTTTGTTCCTGTTGGAATTGTTTCACGATAATCATCTCGTAGGTCATTTTCAACATCATCAAATAAGTGCCAACCGTATTCTTGCTTTGTATTTACATCAAGTGCTTTTTTGAAAAGGTCTTCAATTTCGTAATATTCGCTTCCGTTACCACGTTTTATTATGTCGTTTGCCTTATTTATAGCCTTAACCAAGTTCTGTTGCTTGAAAAAACGTTCAGACTCACCCTCAATAAGGTCGAGTCCAACTAAATCAGTATTCTTGATTTTATCAAGAAGTTCAAGCATAAACATAACAGTTACTTGGTCGCTTATATTCTTCCTGATAAGAATATCCATCTCACCATAACTTGCCACAACGTCTTTTTCATTGTATCTGCTCTTTAGGAAACCAACTATTCTGCGCAAATACTCATTTGTGAACATGTTTTGGTCTATAATGGTTTCAAGGTTAACAAAGAAATTCTTATCCTCAAAGAAACATTTGACCAGTTTTAACTGAAAATCTTCACCCAAGTATCCAAGGGTACTTCTATCGACATTTTTCGCCATTATCTTATTAAAGAATTATAAAATTTGTGGTGGCTACTAACACGTCTTCACCACCACACCTCAACGTCACATGAAACAATTAACAACGCTTTTCAAAGTGTTCCCATTCACCAGGTGTTAAACCACCACTGTCAGCATACTTTTCACATCGGTTTAACCACGCATTATACTTACGTGTTTTTTCCTTTGTCCACTTGTAATACGAATCAAGGTACTTCTTGTCATACGAATGATACCAGTATTCCTTTGTTCCGGTTTCTGCTACATTTCCTTCTTTATCAAATTTAAGGGCGCAATTATCAAACTCTATGGTGTGGGTAAATCTATCAGGTTCATCAAAGCCACCACTCATGCACTCAACTATCTTCTTAATCATGTAATAGATAAGGTCAACTCTTCCAACCTTAAGGTAGTTGGCAATGCCTTCATTTGAGGTGAAGTTTATTCCACCACCTCTTGTATATGAAGTTATTGAGTTGGACAAATCAACACTGTTTCTGACAAACTTAGGATAGACACTACCATCCCAAATGCGTTGAAATACATTCCTGTCATCGACAAGGAACTCAAATTTAAATGTAACATCCCACGGTTTTACGTCTTCATCATCATAGACCTCATTAATATCATCCGAATATTTGAAATACGTCTTATGTATCTCAGTTCCGTCTGACAGGATTATGTCACCACCGATTTTTGAATCGGTAAGAAGATAAAGGTCATGTGGATTTTCCATATTGTTATGAAATCCGCTCAACTTAACGGGTTCGTCATTGACAATTGATTGATAAAGAAAACTCTTGTAATGCAAATCATCCTTAATCATGGCAACGCATTCTTCAAGTGTTTCAAGAAGTTCTTCTGAACCAATTGACTCATTATTGTAACCCATGATTTTGAAGTAACGCTGACAAATGATGTTGTCATTTATCCACAACAGGAACTGAAAACGCTCTTTGTACCCTTCGTTTTGAAGGATTGTTTTTCTTGGTTCTTTTTCCATAAAATATCAATAGAATAAAAAGATTAAATAAAATTTTTCACAAATATACTACAGGTTTCGGTGTTTTCAAAATATTTCAACAATTATTTTTCTTTTCAGCGTCAATTAAATACGCGTACTCAGTAAAAAATGAAGCAAAACGATTTTCGTCTTTAAGGTCATCGACCCCAGCATTTTTAAGGATATTGTATAAGTTCTCAAAACTTCTGTCTTCTGGGTCTAATGGGTTATAACGCATAGAATCAATAATTTCCTTTGCTTCCTCAGTTAATATGGGTTTTTTCAGGTTAATTATTTTTTCGTTAATCTCGTATATTTTTTCACCTTGACAACCATCTGTAACTCTATTTACTATATTTTCTGCCCATTTTAAAGGTTTCTTTTTTGTTTTTGCCCTTTCGTCGTTAATGAGTTTCGCTTTTTCTATAACTTCGTTCAGTTCTACCTTTCTTTCTTTAAATTCGGGGAAATTCTTGAATAATGTAGTCTCTCCAACACCTTTTATTCCCTTGATACTGTCTGATGTGTCACCGCATATTACCTTTTTTAATAGTACATTGCGATAATCATAGCCCATTTCTGATGTATGGTTCTTGGTGTTGATAAATTTCTTCAAAGAGGGTATAAACACAATTACATCTTCTGAAATAAGTTGCGTCAAGTCCCTGTCATTGGAAACTATCACAATTCTTTCATTTGGTTTCTTGTTTACCACATAATAACCAATGAAATCGTCTGCTTCTACCTTGTCTGCTATGCATTGTCTAACGAATAATTCTTCAAGACAAGCCATCACAACCTCACGTTGTTCATAGAAAATCTCTTTTTCTTTCTTTCTTTCATCGCTTCTTGCCTTGTCCTTATCTCGGATATACTTCTGCATCCTTTTCAGGTTGGCATTAAATTCCTTCATGTATTCAGACAAACCTTCCTCAACTTCATTTTCATACGTTTTATCTCTGTTTGATTTATAATCATTATTAAGTATGTAGCGATAAAAGCCTGAGTTATCTCCGTCCCAAAAGACGTAAACATATCTGAAATTACCCTTTCTGAGTAAAAGTTTCAATTGTAAAAGGAATTGAAATATGCCGCCAATCTGTTTCCCGTTACTTGAGAATCTCCTATCACCAAGCGAGGACAGTTCCAAAACGTTAGACCCATCCACAAGTAGTGTGGTGAATTGTTTTTCCCCAATATCAGGTTTACTTTTCAGTATCTTTTTTGGTATTGGTTGCATAAGATGAAGGTAATTGTGATTGTGCTTTCAAGAAACAGAAAATCTGACCTTTCTTCGAAACAAGTACATCCTTTTCAAAATCCAGGTCGTTCCCACTAAATTTGTCATACTCGTCACGGTTTTCAAACATAACCACCTTTGGTAATGAATCTAAACACTCTGTTTCAACTTCTGCATCCATTAGCATTTCGAAAACATCACCAGGGATAGCAGTATACTTGTCCTCAACTAAATTATACTTTGCTTTTTTGATTAAAACTACATCCATTTTCGTCTATTATTAAATTGTTAAAAATTATTCTACAACCTCTGAATCTTCTACTTCGGTAAATTCAACATCTTTTAAAGTAATTTCTCCACCATCCTTATTTAACTTGTTAAGTTCTGTTAGAATTTGTGATATGTGTTCCTTTTTGTATCCTTCCAAATCATCAGGAGAAATAAAACCTACATCTGTTGCAATCATTTTACCTTCATAACAAACATTGTGTGGTGCATCAAGATGGTTCTTTAGGATTTTAATCTTAGTCTCAGTTCCATACGAATAAGTTGCACCTTTTGAAGTTGCAGTAAGTCTCTTAATTCCACTTGTAAGTTGTCCACCCATAAGGATTTCACAACGTGTAGCATACTTCATCGACCTTCCACCCTTTGTTTGCATAATGGCAGGGCCGACTGGATTTGTCATTGAGTCCATCCAAACCTTGTTAACATAAAGGAAAGTATTGTTATACTTATGAGAAGCCTTTTTGGAGGAAGGTATTCTGTCGTTAACAATCAGATTAAATGCTGCACTAATTGCTGCTGCAGTCCACATTGGGTTTCCAATTTTTCCGGCTGTAAGTTCTTTGAAGCAACCTATACTTCCTACACTATCCCACACAAAAAGAAAACCTTGGTCAATTTCGCCATCATCCTGTGCATCAAGCAACTCATTTATGCAAGCAGCAACATCTTCTACAACTGCAATTTTGCGTTTGGTTTTTGTTTTAACACCCTTTGCGTAATCCATATCACCAAAACGTTCACAAAGTAATCTGTTATTGTAATAAATGAAGTTTCCATCCCAATGTACAATCTGATTTTCAATGTGTGTTGTCACTTCACCAGTGTCAGGGTCAATATCCTCTACTTCAACGTCACCCCAAATGGGTTCTGCTTTGAAACCCATATTTGTTGCGTATTGAAATGAGAATGAATTTTCAGTGTCAATAATAACAGGGATTAAGCCCTGTCTTTGTGCAGAAACCAACGCATGATTAACCAATGTGGTTTTTCCTACATTTGAATGACCGATAACACTTATTACTGTATTTTCAGGAATACCTGGCAACATAGTGGCTTCACTAAATGCTTTTGGCATTAAAATCCACGTCTGTGGTTTATTCGCATTGCTTGTCGATGTAACTGTGTTGTTATTTGCTGAATTTAATCCTGTTTTTTCCTTAAATGCTGCAAGTCCACTCTTTTTTAGACCCGCACCTTTTTTAACTGCTTGTTTTGCCATAATTTTCTCTTTTAACAATCATACTTTATTTCTTTCATCCCCTGTTTCTTTAATAAGGCATAATAACATTTTCTGCATAATGTTACATACATGTCATTACCACCTATTACAATTTGTTCTCCATCTGTTATTAGATTACCATTTGCATCAAATCTCGCATTAATCATTGCTTTTCTTCCACATGAACAAGATGATTTAACCTCTGAAATATCATCTGCAATCTCCATAAGTCTCCTTGACCCCTCGAAAAGATGCGTCATGAAATCAGTCCTTAAACCATAACACAGTACATTTATTTCAAGTTCGTCAACTATTTTTGCAAGTTCATCAACTTGTTCTGTTGTTAAAAACTGACATTCATCTACAAGTATCCATAATGGTTTGTCTATTCCTTCCAATGACGCGTTTGCAATATATTCATTGATTAGTTTAAATAGGTTATCCTCGGTTGAAACCGAAATACACGGTCTCCTAATTCCAATCCTTGATGCAATAACATCGTCACCGTCTCTCGTGTCTATTGATGATTTCAGACAAAGAAACGGGACGTTGCGCTCCTCAAACTGAAACGCTTGCATGAGCAACATTCCGGATTTTCCGCTATTCATGGTACTGTATTTAAAGTATAGTTTCATGCACATATCAAAATTTTTCGCAAATATACTACAAAGATTACAAAAAACAAAGTTGAGGCTAACTTTTTTCGCGTTAACTTCAACTTTGTCTCTGAAATATGATGTTTCTTTTAAATGAAAACCTATTAGAAAGGAAGGTCATCACCCTCAGGCTCTTGCTCTAAAAACTCCGTTTCGTCGACATCTGAATCGGGTTCTTCTGCGGGTTGTTCAGAAGGTTGTTCGGTTGGTTGCTCAGATGACTCTTTCTTGGTCTCATCAGTACCCTTTGCTACCCATTTCTTTTCTTCGTCGTTCCATACAGGAATTTCATCATTGGCAATGATACTAAGATAACCTTCTGACTTAATTGAATAAACATCCTTCCATGTCTTTGGGTCGTTAATCCATTCCATCATTTGATTCTCATCCTTTGATAATGGCGTAGAGAAACCCGCATCAGCAATGGAAATACTCGTTTTATCAGTCTCAGGGTTATAAGTAGAAGTGACAATAATATCCCTTCCATTCTTAAGGTCAAAAATGTTGTACCTTTCGCCTGTTGCTTCGATAGACTCGTTGTTACGGATATTATACAGACCTTTCAATAAGTCAAATATACCATCACCGCCTGTGTGTTCATTAAAACGCCAGAATTTAACACCATCTTCTTCGTGACCTCTTTCGATTACACGCACGATATAGCTTCTTCTTGCTTTAAATGAACCTGCCTCCTTGAAAATTGACTTCTTCTGTGCTTCAATATCGCAAGCATTTGCCTTATCAAAGAGTTCTTTTGATTTCTCACACAATGGACAAGTTCCGTGGCCATCAGAAATATTCGGGTCGTTCAAGCAGAAAAACTTCTTAAATCCACCGCCTTTTCCGTTAGCGTCTTTTTTTAACTTAACAGAATGGATGGTTGTTACAAAGAAAGCTTTAAAATTGCTAAAGTCCTTAAAGTATTCATCAGTACCATTAATGGGTAAAATCCTAATCCTTGACTCCTTCTTGGTTTGTCCTTTTTTTGCGTCACATTTGTCATTAAAATAATTTTTTTCATTAAATACAAATCTCTTTCTGCTTGATTTTGGTTTCCTTTCGTCATCAAACTGTTCTTCAATCATTGTTCTTTCGTCATTCATGGTAATGTTTTTTTTTTATTGTTATTTATTGTTTTTTTTTCTTGCAAATATACTACAATTTTTGTCTATATCAAAATTATTTCTTATTTTTCTTAAAAATCAAGGTAATCTCTCAATTCTTTAGGAAATTCCAAAGAATCTGATAATGACTTATCGTCTAAACTCTCTAAATCATCACGTTTGATTTCAAATTCCTTGTCTTCATCCTGAGGTGCAACATCATTATTGTATATCACCTCATAGTTAGGATTTTGTGCGGATTTTCTATCCCAATAATCTCTTGGGCTTTCACCGTACGGGTATGACGCTTGTGAGCGTATATTCATTTTTTCTTCTGGTGTGGGATTTCTTCGTTCTAATTCCCTTCTTAGGTCTTGAAGTTGTTTTTCATTGTCTTCTAGTGCATCGGCAAATTTAGAAGTGACCTGAAGTAACTCTGTGATTTTATCGTTAACACCGTCAAGTTTATAGTCGGTTGCTTCTTGTGCGTTTGTTAAGTCATCAACATCAATAACTTCTTCTTCCTCTCCATCCGCACCCATTTCTTCTTCAGGCATATTACCATCAGGTGCTTGTTCTTCACCTCCTTGGGGCATATCCATTGGTGGCATTTCACCCGTATCTACTGGTTGTGAATCCATTTGGCTGTTATCCATTGGCATTTGGCCACCATTCATATCGCCTTGTGGCATATCACCTTGTGGCATACCGCCTTGATTCATATCCATCTGTCCTTGTCCCATGGGTTGTTGTCCTCCCATTTGAGGGTCTTGCTGAGGCATACCTCCACCCTGTTGTTGTCCGTTCATGGGCATTTGTTGTCCACCGTTCTGCATAGGTTGTTGTTGCTGTTGATTATCGTCATCATCCTCAACAATACCTGTTTTAAAGGAATACTCACTAAGTTGCATCATCCTCTTTCTGACATCGCCAAGATTATATTCTTTCAATAAATCTTTACCGTTTCCCATATTGAAAATTAGTCATTTAAGAGCATTTTATTTTCTTCTGTGATAAGAATTGTACTATTTTCAGTGCGTTCAATGAGACCTTTGTCTTTTTTCTCATATTTTACCTTCTGTTCGGGGATTACAACATCCTGTCCGACTATCTGTTTGATTTTCTCAATGTTCTCGTTCATTGGTTCTGTGTTTTTTTCGTTATTTTCTTCAACAGGCTTTTCACTTTTAACGGTTTTCTTCCTGCTTCTCTTTGGTTTCTTTTCCTCAACAGGTTCTTCAACTATAACAGGTGTTGTTTCTTCTTTCTCTGCTGTAGGCTTAAATACAGTCGCTTCAACCCTGTTATTAAGCATTGTGTTTCTAACAGGTCTAATGAATTTTCTACGGCTGTTTTTGCTTATAAATCTTTGAGACATATCTAAATAGTTATAGGGTTTTATTTACATATAAATAGTGTGTTTTACACGAAATAATCATATAATGGTAACATATAATGGATATTATCACCTATTATTCTTCTCGTTTCCTCATCAATGTAATTCAAACCATTTATTATTTTATTGTTCGGATTTGATTTTATCTTCCTAATTACTTTTCCTTTGTCTATCCCACAATATTCGCACAATGACAATGATAAGCCAAAAACGTGTTTATACTTTCTTGAGTAAATGAACACAAAATTAGAATCTCGCATGATAAAACACAACTTTTTGTCACTTCCGTTCATGTAATCAATAAATTTCATTGTCTTGCTTAACGGATAACACGGAAAGTCTATATATTCATATTTTATTCCACGCACTTTATCAAGTATTACAGAACTTTTGAAATTAAAAAGGTCATCATTGTGTTCTTTTCTTCTTTCGTTTTTTGCAAACGTCCACGAAAACCCACCACGTTTTCTGTTTCTGTTAAACATGCTGAAATCGTAAATATATTTCTTGGCAGTTTCAATACCTATTACGATGGTTGGCAATGATAAGTCTACT